AAGTTTTTTGTGCCTGGATTAATTGGTGTATTCGGAACATCTGAAAGAAAAACATCTTCTGGTAACATTGATTTCTTAAATTGTGTGATAATATTTTGTAATGATTCACTTTCAGTTTCATTTTGAGGTATGATTCTAAATTCTAAACTATGTTGTCTAAAACCAATACCTTTAAATGTTGTTGTCATGTAAGGATTCATTGTTTTACCACTTGAAGTCGTGACAATTGCTCTGGCGGCATCTGAACTTATAAGAGGTATAGCACTCAAAGCCATTTCTTTTCCAACCTGTTTTACTGCCTCACGATTCATTGATTTCATGCCGTTATCAAGTGCCAATTTCATACCCTCAACAAAACCTTGTTGTGCAATTCCTGTGCCTGACCCTACCATCGCAGATCCTATTGCTCCCAATTCCACATCATTATATTCTACATTATATGGATCGGAAAGCACGACAGGAAGTGGTAAAACAATAATTCCTTTGCGTGTTAAGCCTGCACTTTTTCTTCGTTCCTTAACTGTAATAAGAGTATACTTTTGTCCTATGAATTCTCGGTCTGTTCCTGCACCTGCTATGATATTCGGTACACGATGAGTAAATTGTAATCCTGCAGTATTGTCACCTGCGGCGCCTAATATTTCAGATGGGTCAGACATATTTCTCCTGATATACATAATATTTAGCATGGCTTACAAAGGTTCATATAAAGTGAAGAATATACAAAAGTATCAAGGTGATCCGACCACAGTAACGTATCGTTCTCTGTGGGAGCGAAAATTTATGATGTATTGTGATGAGAATACTAACATACTCAAATGGTCAAGTGAAGAAATTGTCATTCCATATAGATCACCAAAAGATAATAGAATGCACAGATATTATCCCGATTTTTGGATTCAAATAAGAAATTCAAACGGCATTAAAGAAGCAATTTTAATTGAGATTAAACCAAAAGCACAAACAATTGTTCCAAAAAAGAAGTCTAGAGTTACAAAAAGATATCTCAGAGAAGTTTTTACTTATGGTATTAATGAAGCAAAGTGGAAGGCGGCCAATGAATATTGCAAAGACCGTGGATGGACTTTTCAAATATTGACTGAAGATCATCTCTTTAGCAATAAATAATAATATGGCAGAACAAACTTTTCTTGATAGAGTTCGCAACACAATCCGTAGAAATGAAGGTCAACCAAGTACCAGAAATGCGGCCCAATGGTTTCGTACAAAACTCAGAGGATTAAGAGGACAACTTAGAAATCAATTTAGCGGTATTGAACCAGATGAATTTTTGTCTCGTTCAAAAACAGGTACTACAAGAGTTGTTAAACCTGGTTCTATGTACGCTTATTTCTATGATCCAAAATATAAAAAAGAATTACCATATTATGATAGATTTCCTCTCGTTCTTTGCATTGAGATGAAACCAAATGGTTTTTTAGGTGCAAATTTTCATTATCTACCTCCTCAATTGAGAGCAATTTTAATGGATAAGATTGAAAGAAGCAGAGGTATGGATTATAGAACGCTTTCAAGAATTAGAGAAATTAAACCAACAATAAAAAGATATTTGTATAAGCACGTAACATCTAAAATTGCAATTATAGAAGATGATGAAAAAGAATTAGCATTGTTTCTTCCTACTGAAAGATTTAAGAAACAAGAAAAGCAAATTGTTTATGGTGATAGTAGAGAAATGATTAGAACAGGAAGAATCAGGAGATAAAATGTCAAGTATAACAGATTTCAAAAGCAAATTTAAAGGTGGTCCATTAATACCTAATAGATATGAGGTTGTTTTTGAGAATGCACCTGTTTCTGCTCAGGAAAATCAAAATAGCAAAGATGTATCATACATGTGTTCAAGTTTAGAATTACCTGGTAGAAATTTAGCATCAGCAGATCAAAAAGTATATGGTCCACTTCGTAAAATACCATATACATCAACCTTTGTAGATACAACTATGACATTTTTGTTGTCTCAAAATGCGATGATTGAAAAAAGATTTTTTGATTCTTGGCAAGAAACAATAAACGATATTAATACATTTGATTCATCTTATTACGATGATTCAGTATGCGATGTGCAAGTGAACATATTATCAGAATATGATAATTCACAACTCTATTCTATAAAACTTTTAGAAGTTTGGCCGATGAACGTAGGTGCTTTGAATTTTGCATACGACACAAGAGATACACCTGCAACTCTCACCGTAACTTTTGCATATAGAAAATGGATTAAAAATGAATCAAGCGGGACAACTGCAGGACCCGAACTGGCTGGTACAGGAAGTGTATCAGGAGCCCCACCAATCGTTGTAGGGCAAATAAGTTAATTATGATGTGACACAGGCTAAGGAGTAATTATGGCATTACCAGTTTTGAATGCTCCAACTCATGAAATGACTCTCGTATCAAATGGACAAACAATAAAGTTTCGTCCATTTTTGGTAAAAGAAGAAAAGATTTTGTTGATGGCATTAGAGAGCAACAATGACGGTGAAATGCTCAACTCTATGAAACAAATCATAAACAATTGTGTTTTAGATGACATAGATGTTGAGGAGTTACCTCTCTTTGATGTTCAATATATCTTTCTTCAGTTGAGATCTAAATCAGTTGGAGAAATTGTAGAATTAAGATTTAAACATCCAGATGATAAAAATCTGAATGGCGAAGAATGTAAACACGAACAAAATGTACAAATAAACATTTCGGATATCAAACCATCGTCTTTACAAGAACATTCAAATAAAATAGAACTGACACCTGATATTGGTGTCACGATGAAATATCCAAAAATTGACATTTTTCGTAAGATGATGTTAATGGATCAAAATGACTCAAGTAGTGTAGAAGCAATATTTGACATCATGATTTCATCAATTGACATGATATATCAAGGTGACGAAATTTTTTACAAAGATGATCACTCAGAAGAAGAGATGAACAATTTTCTTAGTAGTTTGACATCTGAACAATTTAACAAACTTAGAGATTTTTTTCAAACCATGCCATATTTGAGGCATGAGTTTGATTATAAATGTACAAAATGTGGTGTAGAACAAAAAGTAATGCTTAATGGAATAGAAGATTTTTTCGCATAAGCCTGTGTCACGAATCTTTGCAAAACCATTACATGACAAACTTTAATTTGATGCAACACCATAAATATAGTTTAAGTGAACTAGATAATATGATACCTTTTGAGAGAGAAATTTATGTAATTATGCTTATAGAGCATATTAAAGAAGAAAACGAAAGACTCAAACAACAACAAAGATAGCATATGGCCAGAAAAACACTTGGAAAAATGGAATTTGAATCATTAATAAATGATTTGAGAGAACAAAACGAAAAGACATCAGACTTTCAAGAAGAAAGTTCTATCATTTTTTCAAATATCAATTCTGGTATTTCGTCTTTGTCGCTTAGAACCCAGAAACAAAACATGTTACTTGAAAAGTTTTTGGTTTCTCAACAAGATCAAAATGAATTGTTGGCTCAACAAGTTACACATGATGAGGCGTCAAGTTCAAAATTACAAAAATACTTTGAAGATCTAAATTTATCAAGAAATACGCAAGAAGACGAGGACAAAAAATCAAATAGATTATTAGGTGGTCTGTTATCATTCTTTCAAAGAAAAGACAGGGAAGAAAAGCGAAAAGCAAGTGAAGGATTATTAGAGAAAGTCTTTAAAAAAGATAAAAAGACAGGTGATATAACAGTAAAACCTGGAAATTTATTACCAAGTAAAGGTATACTTGGTGATTTAGTAAAAGGGTTATCCACATTTCTTTCAACTGCTTTACTTGGAGTAGCAGGCAAAGGTTTTTTAAGTTCTGTATTAAGTGGTATTAGAATACCAGGATTTGGTCTTAAACTTGGCAAAGCAATTGGTGTTGCAATCTTACTTCCTGATTTGATTAAAGCATTTCAGGCCGCAACTAAAGAAAAAGATTTTGCAAGCGGTGCGAAAGCAGGAATCAAAGCATTTTTTGGCACACCTGTTAAAGAAGGTGATGTTACGGCCGCAGTTAGTGCCGCCAGTGGTGGTGCTTTAAAAGGTGGTATAGCAGGTTTGGCAGTGGCAGGTCCATCAGGTATGATAGTTGGTGCAATTTTAGGCGGTGCATATGGTGCAATAACAAGTTATTTTGGAACCGACATTAACAAATTAGACATCTCAGGATCTGTAGAGAAATTTCTTTTCGGAACAAGTGGTGGTGATTTTGAAGGCATGATGTCCACTTCAATTATTGGTGCAGGTATTGGAGCAATCAGTCTTGCTAAATTTGGACCTGTAGGTATGGTAGTAGGTGGCATATTAGGATTTGCTCTAGGTGCAATAAAATCAATTGCAGAGCATTCAGGTAGAACTGGTCAAACATTTGCTGAATCTGCTCAACAAATATTATTTGATCCTCTGACAGATATGATGATGAGATATGCAAAGGCATATAATGCATTTATGACAGGCAATTTTGATCAAGGTATGAAATTGCTGAAAAATGAATCTGGTTTAATGATGAGTGATTTTGTTGGTAAAGCAAAACAGTTACAGAAAAGAATTAGAGAAGGTGCAAGCGTAGAAGATTTAATGGAAGACAAATCATTTTATGATTTGTTAGAATCATCAATTCTATCAAGTGCCATGAAACAAGGTGCAACTAGAATGCAAGCAGAAGAAGTGCTTGACAGATTTAAAAGCGGTGAGAAAGAGCAGAGAGAAGTAGGACAATCACTATATGACACAGGCGTAGGTACACGAGAAATTGACATGCTTAGAAAATTTCTTGGCACTAAAGATCTAACTGCATCTGAAGCAACTAAAGCATTTAGATTAAGCGAGTCTGGTGATGATATTGATGTTGATAGAGCAGATATGGCAAAAGTTTTTGAGTTACTGATTCAACAAAGAAACCTAAAAGCACAAAGTAATTCAATTTTAGCAGGTGCAGATTTAGCATTCAAACAAGCAGGTTTAAATTTTGGTGTAATGGATGTAGCATCAAGAACACAAGATGCTAGTGGAGGCACAAAGACAGTAGGTGCATTAGATAAAAGTATTTTAGACCAGTTCAGCACTGTAAAAAGTCAGGACAGAGAACTTTACATAAATACGCAAAAATTTACAGAACAGTTGAGAAAAGCAACGATTAAATCTCCTGCTTTAGAAGAAGTCGTAAAAGAAAGACAAGAAAATGAAGAGTTAAAAAGACCTGCACAAAGTTCATTAACACCGGCGCCAGTTTCAGTTCAAGACAATAGCATAATGAATTACTCTACAACCAATTCACTTACTGAAATAGCGCCGATGTTTAGTGGTATGCAGTATCAAACTGCGTTGACTTGATTACTCGTTAGCCAACTTAGCAAAGTATGACATCTCTTCGTCTTCTTCACCAGTAGTTTCACCAGTATAATCTTCAGCCGTAGTTGGCTTCTGAGTTGGTGCAGTAGATGGCTCAGCAGTTTTATACATTTGAGTCACCTTTGGTGAATCAAGACCGAGAACAGTATTCAGTCGTTCTTGAAGTTCATCAAACTGCTTGAAGTTTGATTCGTCTGTAAACTCATTCAACTTATATTGAGTCTTCCAGATTCTTTCAAGTTCGGCTTCATCTTCTACAAGTTGAGATGATTTTTCAAACTCACTCTTATCATAATTCTGATAACCTTCAACTTTACGAATCTTCAACTTGAAGTTTGCACCTTCCCAGAAATCAAATGGATTTACTGGAGTCTCGTCTTCAAATTCTGGATTCATAAGATCATTAATCTTGTCAAAGATCTTCTTACCATACTTGTAGAGAAAAACTTTACCTTCGTTTTGAGGATTCTTTGGATCACTCACAACATAGATGTTAGAGAAGTATGTCAATCTTCTCTTTTGCTTACGAGCAATTTCTTTGTT